TTCTGGAAAGGTGATAAAGTTCCACGTTTTGAATATATAAAAAGGGAACATGAAAAAATAGAGGATACGATACGTTCAGTAAATCACAAACCAAATGATCCTATGAATGTTCCTACAAACGAAGAAACACCTTCAAAGAATCCATATTATAGATACGTACTTGAAGAAATGTGTGGTGGCATAACTCACAAAGAATTTCAAGATACTAAAATAACACGATCACAAAACGCTATGGACTACATAGAATGGAATGGTGGTAACTATAAAGATGTTGCAAAATGGATGCAGTCACAAGGTTATACAAAACTAGCAGAAAGATGTTTAAGAATGTATGATAAACTTTCTCAAGGTGGAAACATTATGAGAAAACTTTGCCACTTTCCTAAAGGTACTATTGGTGCTTTTGTTGGTCATATGCCAAAAAACTTAACACACCCTGATGAAGATAGATACTTAACAATAAGAGAATGTATGTCAATAATGAAATTGCCAGATGATTTTATATTACAAGGTGGTGTTAAAAATTTAAATCATATATGCCAAAACGTACCAGTTACTACTGCTGAAGATATGGCTGAACATGTACAAAAATTTGTTGATGGTCGATTAGATAATCAAATGATTGATACAGATTTTTTGATTCAAGATAATACAAATCACAAATTAAAATTTGAAAAAAACAGTGTACAACTTGATGCTTTTATGGTATAATATTATTATTTGTAGGAGAAATGAATGTCGATAATGGATAAATTAAAAAAGAACAGTAAAAGTGACTTTTCTTCTGTTCTAGCCGATTCTAAATTTTTTAATGAAAAAGATATGGTACCAACTGATGTACCTATGATAAATGTTGCTCTTTCCGGTTCAATGGACGGTGGACTTGCACCCGGATTAACAGTACTTGCAGGTCCATCAAAACACTTTAAAACTTCATTTGCATTAATTATGGCAAGTGCATATTTAAAAAAGTATGAAGATGCTGTATTATTATTTTATGATTCAGAGTTTGGTTCGCCTCAAAGTTATTTTGAAAACTTTGAAATTGATACAAACAGAGTTCTACATACGCCAATTACAAACGTAGAAGAACTTAAGTTCGATATTATTGCACAGTTAGAAGGTATCGATAGAAAAGATAATGTTATAATTGTAATAGATTCAGTAGGTAACCTTGCTTCTAAAAAAGAATTAGAAGATGCAATAAATGAAAAGTCAGTGGCAGATATGTCAAGAGCAAAAGCACTTAAAGGCTTGTTTAGAATGACAACACCTTATTTAAATATGAAAAACATACCTTTGATTGCAGTCAATCATACATACAAAGAGATAGGTTTATTTCCAAAGGATGTTGTTTCAGGCGGTACAGGTATTTACTATAGTGCTGATAATATCTGGATTGTTGGTAGACAACAGGATAAACAAGGTACAGAAATAAAAGGCTATCATTTTGTAATTAATGTGGAGAAATCAAGATATGTTAAAGAAAAGTCTAAAATTCCTATTTCTGTTAGTTGGGACGGTGGTGTTGAGCAGTGGTCTGGTCTTCTTGACGTTGCTATGCATGGCAATTATGTTTCTAAGCCCAGCCCTGGTTGGTACTGCAGAATTGATAAATCAACTGGAGAATTGGTGGAACCGAAAGTTCGAGAAAAAGACACCTTAAATGAAGAGTTTTGGAAACCAATAATTGAAGAAACCGATTTTAAACAATATTTAACTAATAGGTATTCTATATTAAATAATATTGTTAATCTTGAAAAATTGGATCAACACTAATGGTATTAACAGAAAATAAACATTATGAAATAATACCTGATAAAGCAGACGATCAAGCTTGGAACGTTAGAATTTTATCAGGTGTATTTACCGAAACTGTATTGAAATACGGTGTTGTAAAATTTAACGGTAAGAAAAAAGATATGACGTTTAATTTTGATATTGTATACACACCAGATACGGAGCTTAAAGTTTCGGATACAAGGTTACAAGACTTTGCTGGCATAATGCTAGAACAAATTATGGCTCAAGGTATAAGAGAAGGTTCAGTGATAACAAAGGAGATAGAAGATGCAGATTAGTGCTACACAAAGATTAATGTTGATTATGGACGAAATTGCAATTGCAAAAGGTAAACTAGAACCACATGACACAGGTCATATTCATACATCAATAAGCTATTTAGAAAGTAGAGCAGAAGAAGTACAAAAAGAAATAGATGAAGGATTAAGAAAAGCTGCCTATGCCTACTAATTTAGAACAGACTATATTACGTAATCTGTTAACTGATGAAGGCTACATGCGTAAGGTGCTGCCTTTTATTAAGCCGGATTATTTTGAAGGTATATATCGAATATTGTTTCGAGAAGCTGGTAAGTTTGTTGCCAAATATAATAAACTGCCAAATGCTGAATCATTTAAGATTGAACTTGATCAAAGCGATAAACTAAGTGATGAACAATATAATTTGGCAATGGATATTGTACCACAATTATTTACTGGTGATAAAGTAGACGATAAGTGGTTAGTTGATACTACTGAAAAGTGGTGTCAGGATCGTGCAATATATCTTGCAATTATGGAATCAATATCAATTATTGATGGAAAGCATGAACAATTAACTAAAGGTGCTTTACCAGATTTATTAACTAAAGCTTTAGGTGTTGGTTTTGATTTACAAGTTGGTCATGACTACGTTGAAAATGCAGAAGATCGATATGAATTTTATCATACAGAAGAAGATAGACTTCCATTTGATTTAGAATACTTTAACACAATCACAAAAGGTGGTGTTCCACGTAAGACTCTTAATATTGCTCTTGCTGGTACTGGTGTTGGTAAATCTTTATTCATGTGTCATGTTGCTTCTTCAGCTTTAGTGCAAGGATATAACGTTTTATATATTACAATGGAAATGGCAGAAGAAAGAATTGCTGAAAGAATAGATGCAAACTTACTTGATGTTCCTATTGATCAATTAGATAAATTACCAAAGAATACTTTTAGTTTAAAAGTTCAAGACATTGCACGTAAGACACAAGGTAAGTTAATTATAAAAGAATATCCAACTGGCTCTGCACATGCTGGTCATTTTAGAGCTTTACTTAATGAACTTAAATTAAAAAGACAGTTTGAACCAGACTTAATCTTTATTGATTATTTAAATATATGTGCAAGTTCAAGAATGAAAGGAATGGGCGGTGCAATCAATTCATACTCTTACATTAAAGCAATTGCTGAAGAATTACGTGGCCTTGCGGTCGAGTTCGACTTACCGATCTTCTCTGCAACGCAAACGACTCGTTCTGGTTATTCTAACTCGGATATTGGGCTTGAAGATACAAGTGAGTCTTTTGGATTACCCGCTACCGCGGATCTAATGTTTGCTCTTATATCAACTGAAGAACTTGAAAAGCAAGGACAGTTTATGGTCAAACAATTAAAGAATCGTTACAACGATCCAACACAACATAAAAGATTTGTAGTTGGTGTTGATCGTAGTAAAATGCGATTATATGATGTAGAAGAAAATCAACAAACATTAACAGACGATACACCAGTTTTTGATAAGACACCAACTGGCGAAAGATTTAAGGATTTTAAATTATGATAGCAAAACTAATATCTTATAGCAAACCTTCAGAATTTAAAGTATGGGATACTAGTAATGATGAATCACATAAGAATCTTGTGTTAGGATGTCAAGACTTAATTGCATACTGTGCCAGAGTTTCAAATCCATCAAATCAAAATAATACTGAAACATCAGAAAAACTGTTAAAGTATCTTGCTAAACATAAACATTGGTCACCATTTGAAATGGTAAATGCTTGTATTGAGATTAATACTACGCGTGATATTGCCAGACAGTTATTAAGACATCGTAGTTTTAGTTTTCAAGAGTTTAGTCAAAGATATGCAAATCCAGTAGAGGAGTTAGAATTTGTCACACGAGAAGCGAGAATGCAAGATACAGAGAATAGACAAAATAGTGTCGAAGTTGATGATAGGACTTTCCAAATTGACTGGGAACGAGAACAAAAACGAGTTATATGGATGTGCGAAAAAGTTTATAAAGCTGCAATCAAGAAAGGGATTGCAAAAGAAGTCGCGAGGGCAGTCTTACCAGAAGGATTAACAAAATCAAGATTGTATATGAATGGTACAATAAGAAGTTGGATTCATTTTATTGAATTACGTTCAGCAAATGGTACACAAAAAGAATGTATAGAAGTAGCAAAAGCTTGTGCAGAAGCAATATCTAAAATATTTCCTATGGCAAAGGAGTTTATAAATGAATAAATATACACAAGACATGACAGGAACTGGACAACATATTGAATTAGCAGATCCTGGCCCTGAGCCAGAAAGGTACTATGACTGGATGCTGTGGAAATTAAGACAGAGTCCGGAATGGAAAGATGCGATATACGGAAATAAAGAAAAGAAGAAAAATGAGTTTCAAACTGGAATATTCGAGGTTATTAAGAATATGTTAAAACATAGTAGTTTGACATTAGCACTGATTTATACGTTTGGCCATATCATTATAGCCATGAATGTTGTATATTGGATGACTGGTGCAGACTTGTTTGAAGCTGGAGTTGTTGCTCTTGTTGAGCCTATGTTTAATGGCGTTTGGTTCTATGTTCTTCATAAACTGTGGAAAAAATACAGTTAACATGTTCATCACTTTTTTCAAAAAAAGTGTATTTTTTAGTGTACATTCCCTTATTTTTAGTGTATAATAATACTATAAAATAAAAAATTAAGGGAGTTTTATATGTATTATATTAATGTTTTCAAAAATGGTAGTCTGGTTGCAGCCAGCGGTTTCATCAATGAGCAAGATGCTTTAGCAGAACTGGCTAGATTCGAAAGGCCAGAAAGAAAAGAGTATGTCGCGGTACTCGAAACTCCAGATCAGGAGAAAAAGTAATGGGTATATTCATTGGTAAACACGATAGATCACCTTCTTGGATTGGCAGGTTTGATCCAAAAAATCCAAAAGATATGGAAGAATTTGAAATGGTTAAAGCCGTTGTAAGATCATGCAACTCTCCAAATTGTAAATTTAGAGTTGAAAAGAAAGGTCGAAAACCAACCAAAGGATTTAATCGTTTTGGTGATCCTGTAGGTGGCATCAAAAATGCTACTTTATGGGATATTTACGTATATAGAAAAACATATGATTATTATAACCAAAAGAGGATTGGCTAATGATTATAGTTGATTACAGTGGTATTGCAATTGCAAGTATTATAATTAATAAAACGTTTGATGAACAACTAATTCGTCATATGATTCTCAACTCCCTTAGAATGTATCGTACAAGATACAAAGAAGAGTATGGCGAATTAGTTCTTGCCGTCGATGCGTCAAATAACTGGCGCAGGACGGCTTTTCCACAATACAAAGCAAGTAGAAAGAAAACACAAAAAGAATCATCTTTTGATTGGGGTGAAGCTTTTAGAATACTTAATGATGTACGTGAAGAAATTGCAGAAAACTTTCCATATAAAGTAATTCGTATTGATGGTTGTGAAGCCGATGATGTTATTGGTACAATTGTTACTATGAATCCGGATCGTAATGGTGATTACAATCCAGAAAAAATTATGATTGTATCTTCTGATAGAGATTTCTTACAACTACAAAGATTTAAGAATGTCAGACAGTTTTCACCGCTTCTTAAAAAAGAATTATCAGTAGATAATCCAAGAGTATATTTACAAACACATATCATTAAAGGTGATAAAGGTGATGGCGTACCAAATATATTATCAGATGATAACGTATTTGTTGAAGGTTTCAGACAAAAGCCAATTACTCAAAAGAAAATTGATAATATTATACAGGATCTTGAAGAAGGCGAATTATTATATGCAGCATCTTGGTATCGAAATTATTGTCGAAACAAGAAACTTATTGATCTTACTGAAACTCCAGAAGACTTAAGAAAACAAATTATAAATAATTTCATGGATCAAGATCCAGCTTCATTGCATAGTAAGAAAGGTAAAGTGTTTCCTTACTTAGTAGAAAAGCGTTGTAATGAATTGATTAAAAGTGTACAGGAGTTTATTTAATGAAACAGTATGTTTATGAAGTCTTAGAAGAAATGGCTAAGCAAAGAAATAAAAATGATAAAGTCCGTGTTTTAAAAGAAAATGAAACGTGGGCTTTAAAAGATATTATAAGAGGTACAATGGATTCCACAATACAATGGAGTTTACCTGAAGGAGAACCACCGTATACGCCAGCACCAGCACATGCGCATCCGGCAAATTTAACTCAACAAAATAAAAATTTTAAATATTTTCTTAAAGGTGGATCTGGCGAGAGTATGCCAAAATATAAAAGAGAACAGATCTTTATTGGAATTTTAGAAGGTGTGCATCCAGAAGATGCCAAGCT